AATGGTATAACGTTACGTGACACATCTGGATTCTTATATTTAAGGCTTGATGTTTTATCAAAATTACGAGCAGTAAAATAATTTAATTTACCTGTAGCATCATATGATGGTAAAATAATCATTTTATTAAATTTACCACCCTCACAATAACCTATATTATATTTTAATATATCGTCTTCTGTTATACCTCGTTTTTTAATATAATTTAAAGCATGTTTACCTATGATATTACTATCAGATATATTAGCTAATGGTTTAAATTCTTGAGGTAATTTTAAAATAGTTGTAGTTTGTACTATTTTTTCACCTGATGTGTACTTAACTAATGGTCTTAGTTCTGCTAACTTATCAGGATCGGCATGTATTGCTTTAAATAGATTAATTAATGATTTACCTTTTTTATTACAACTCCAACAATGCCATGGATTTTCACTTTTATCTGATTCAGTAAAATTGATTTCTAACTTAGGTTTATGGTGATTACAAAAAGGACAATGATATGCGTAGTTGCCTTTTGATGTAGATTTACTAATGCCTAAAACCGAGTTTACTAAATTTACAAGTAGTTGATTTACCATACCTTGTACTATAACAAAAAAAGCTTGGTTTCCCAAGCTTAACTTAATATAATTTTATATTTTAAAATTCTCCATGTTGTAATGTAAACAATACTTCTTTTAATTGTTTAGCGAATTCTTCTTGTATTTTTTGATATTCATCGTCTTTAGGATTTTCAAATACTTCTATTTCATATAAATCAACATATTGTTCAAAAGCGGGCATGAATTCTTGTTTAAGTTTAAACAAGGTGCTGTCAACTGATTCTGGCTCTTCTTTAATTATACCAGCTAATTGTTGCATTCTTGTAATGTCTTTCATTTTAATAATTTTATTATAAATACCTGTAAAATTAATTAAGATATAAAATCCTTAGTAAAGAACTTACCTAATATGTTATCATTGTAGAATGATTCTGGTTGTTCTAGTACTTTATAGGTAAATAGTGCTTGTGTTTCGTAGTAAGTTAGTAATTTTTTATTAGGAGCTAATTTAATTATAGTACGAGTAAACAAATCTTGTTTACCATCTTTAATTAATTGCATTACTTCTTTATTAGAACCGTAATATGTTTCCCAATCTGATTCTTTAGTTACTATTTTAGTAGTTGGTTTACGGCCAACACCAGTTAGTTCGGCTACTTCTTTTTTACCTAATTTTACTTTTTTATTATGGTATAATACTTTTTTACCTATATAAGATTTATTAGTATCGTTATTTTTAACAATATAAATAAATCCGAATGTGTCTTTAGGAAAATCGTTAAGGTTAGTGATGGGCTTACTATTGTAAACCCAAGTTGGTAATGTTAACATTATCTGTCTAAATTAATTAATATTGTTGTATCTGTAGTAGGTGATACGGGTAGGGGTTGAGATAGTTTTCCTACTGCTAATAAGTTTTGATTTTCATCATATAAACCTACTGTTGTAACATAAGGTGAAAAATAAGAACCTGTTACGTTATCTGTTAAATATTGTCCTGGGGTAAAGAAAGTACCCATTGAGCTTGATATTAATGTACTACCTGAGGATAAACTTGGGTTTTGAGAAAAATTAAATTCATTTTCTCTCATTGTACATTTATATTGTGTTTCATATATTTTATATGAACTAGAAAATGAACAAGTTATATTAGATGCTGTTATATAATTTAATATAGAATCATTATCTCCTGTAGCACCGCCATAAATAGCAGTACCATAAGTTACAAATCCATAACCAGCTGCTTGTTCTGATACTATTGTGATTAAACCATGATAGTAAAATATATTTCCTACAATATCATCTGTTTCATCTAATATATTACCTTCACCATCATCTCTTAAACTACCACTAGGAGCTGTAAATGTAAATGATTTAGGCTGGATATAATCTCCAAATAAACGAGATGGGATAGATATGACACCAATAATATCATCAGACGCTGTAGGAAAATATTTTGGATATGATAAAGTAGTTTGTAAATAATTAAAATAGTTAGGTGTTTGAGTAATACCTACATATCTATCTCCGGCTGTGTCTGCTCCAGGAATTAAACTAGCTGTAGCTACGTTATCACCATAACTTGAACTTAAGTAATTTGAATAATATAATTCTTGAATTGAATTATAAATTAAACTTTGATATTGAGTTGATATTTGTCCTGTTGTAGGAGCTGTAGTTGGATTAAAAGTACCTGTTATATTTGTACCTAAAAATCTATCAATTCCAACACCAGAAGCAGTTAATGCGGCCGCTCCCTCGAAGTTGAATGCTTTATTCACTTCGAAGGGAGTTACTACGATATCAGATGCTAAAAATTGTTTGTAAGCGCCCATTCATTAGAAATCTAATTTTACTCTAATAAGAGCTTCTTTTGTAAAGTCTTTTAATAATGGTCTAGATAATTTTGCTACCGCTAATAATTCGTTAGTGTCATTATATAAACCCACTGTTGTAATGTATGTTTGTGGGTTATTAATAAATGAAGGATATAATACTTCACCAGTTGAACCTGAAATAAATGATGGATTTTCTGAGTAATTAAATTCAGCACTTCTAGGTCTTACAAAAATATAATCTGAAGAAATAGTTTCTTGGGAGTTAATTGTAAATGATTTAGCGGTTGAACCACTTATAGCTCTATATAATTTACTATTATTATCTCCATCAGCATTTGATACTACACTATAATTTAATCCAATACCGCCTGAAGCTAATGAACCACTTAGGGCAAAAGGATTTAATAAAATAGTTCCAATATCTGGCAATAGCCAGCCATATGAACCTGAGTTTAAACTATATCCATTTGTTGTTGTAGCTGCTGTAACTGTTACAACACCGGCTGAACCTGAAATTAATTGAAATACTCTACCAGCTTCATTAAATGTTTGAGAGGCAACATAATTACTATTATCAGTTAATGAAATAACTCCTAAACTACCTGATAATTTTAATGTTAAAGAACCAGGAAATAATGATTGTTTATATCTTGCTCTTTCAAATGATATAGCCCAAAATTGTGAAGAAGTATAAGCCCCAAATACAAAATTTGTATTTTCATCTCCTAACACTATATTTTGGTATTGACCATAAATAGTTGATGTAGGTGATAATCCATTTACTGCTGAGTTATATAATGCACTTCCACTTCCTGCTGCGTTACCATAAGCTATAGCAAATTGAATTGAAGCTGTAGTTGATGCTACTGGGTCAGCTTGGAAAACGTTTAAATAATAATCTCCACTTGAACCAGCTTCTTGAACTGATGAAGTAAAAAATGTAGTTAATGTAGGTAAAGCTCCAGACCATAACGTTGCTGTTATTGAATCTGAACTTACTACAAAATCTGATGGATCTAATCTATTAAAAGACATATGTTATATATTAAGCTGTTTTTGTTACTGTTACTGGGATTGTTTGTCTTGCACCACTATCTCTACCTACTATTGTTAATGTAGCTTGTAATTGAGTATAAGTTTGGAATAATGTATTTACTGTTGTAGCTCTTAAATTAAGTACTGTTCCTACTACTGTTTGAGACACTGTTGTACCTAATGTTGTAGTTGAATTAGATACATTTAAAGCTGTTACAGCTGGTGTATTAACTCCTACACCTTCAAATGTACTCATTAAACGAACATCTGAAATTGTAAATGTATATCCTGATGGTTCTACTGTGTTAGCACCTAAATAATTTAATGTTTGAGGTGAAATTGCTTGTGAAGCACCTTGTAGTAAACTAATTGAAGGAGGTACTGATAATATAGGTAATCTAGCTGTACCACGAGGTAAAGTTACTAACTTATATTTCATAGTTTGAGTAGTTTCAGCAAACGCCTCTAATAAAGGCATGTTTTCAATTGCTTGACCATAGTAAGCAGAACCTGAGGGATTGTTTGGATTATATAATGTATAATCAATTTCATCATCAGCTAAAGCAAATTGTGTGATTCTAAACGTTCCGTCGTTTTGAGCTAGTAACTGACGACCTGTTGTTGTTAATATCGCGTCAACTGTTACTATAGTATTATTTAAATATCCCATTGGTTATTATTATTTATATATAAATATTATTAAATTTTATTTTTATTATATTACACCAGCTCTTCTAGCTATTGTTATTGGATCATAATCTGGGTTAAAATTAGCAGGTATTAATAATCCTTCATTATCTAATGTTATAGTTTTATCTATAACTACATAGTTTTCTGAAGGTATTCTTCTATAAATAATATAAGATTGAGAATATATTGAACCTAGATTAGATATAGTTCCATTAAGAATTAATGAACCTGAATAATAATATCCACCACTACTAACTGGAGTGTATGTGTCAATTATTTGATATGTTGTAGAAGATGATGGGTTAAATAAAGAAGAATATGAAGCCGATGTACTGAGTCTTATATAATCATTAGCTTTAATAGGACTAATTAAATCTTGCCATAAAACTGATCCAGTAGCAGTAGAGCTACCGGTTATTATTGTATTAGTATTTTTATTATAAATTGAAGCTGATTGAGCAACATCTACTCGTGCAAATGGAGCTTTAGTTATAGGACCAGAAGCAGGTACATAATATGATTGTAAAAATGGTGATAACCAATTACTATATGAATCATCACTATTAAAAGTTACTAAAGTATTAGAAGAAGATAATGCAAAACCAAGAGTAGTTTGAGATGTAGGAGTAAAACCTCCTAAAAGTGGATATTCTAAACTTCCATTATACCATATATAGGGTATAAAAGTAGGATTACTAGGGTAAGGTCCAAAGTTTCCTCTAAATGATA